TCGCGTCCGTCGCCGTCATCGCCTCGCCTCCATCGCGTCGTGCCCCACCGTCAACGCCTCCGCCAACGTCCCGTACGTCCCGATCAGCACGCCGTCCACCCGAACCTGCCACGCGCCGCCGTGTCCCACCTGCCTGTAATCCACCATCTCCGCCTCCCGTTCCTCGTACCCTCCCGATCACCGTTCACACCCTGCCTAATGGCACAACCCGTACCATTATGGTTTATGCGTCATGTGATCCGCCATATATTTGGAAGTCAAAGTATACTACTATTAATATTGATAACTACATCTCAAAGTTATGCTATGCTTGCAGCAATTAATGCTAACGATACAATGCAAGTTGCAGCATACATAGCAGATAATCCATTAAAAAAAGATCTTAAAGTCGCTATTAAAAAAGCAGTCAAACAACGAAATCCAGAAATAGTAAAAATGCTTTTAGACGCTGGAGCACCTATTCCTCTCTCTACTGCTGCAAAAATAGGATATCGTCCTGTTGTTTTAGAAGTATTAAAACATCATCTGACACAGGATAATTTTTTGATATGAGCACATATTTTCCTGTATAATCTATTACATCAAATGCATCTAGTTTATCCAAATCTTTTTCTTCAAGCCATGGTAATTTAGGTGTAGCCATTTTAGCAACACTAGGGCCTGGGCCACGCTGCATTCTTTGTTTATTCATAGCAATTAGTTTTTCAAGTCTGGATTTAACTACCTTACCAATATTTCCAGAATCCTTATGTTTAGTTAATGCACCAAAGATTTCGTTTGCCATTTTTATTACTACCTCCATATTCTCCATCTATTTTTAAATATTTATATCTATTATGTTTTTCTACCTTTCTTCCAACTAGAACTAAGGTATTATAGAAGGTCTTTTTGGGTTACTTGTTTATTTTTATTCAAGATTACAAAGAACAAAAGGGAGCATAATTAAATTACACTCCCTTTTGGTTTGATTGTTAATACAGGGTCTAATTAAATTAAACCACTTACTTTATCTAACTTTATATTACAGGATTAAAATATACCTGTAAAATCAACATTTAATTTACGATAGTAATTCTCAGCTCCAAATAGGTTGTTTGTTAGGGCGTACCTAGTTAATACTCCTAACACAGGATGGAAACTATTTGGTTGTACCGCTTTTGTCAACATTATTGGTACATACGGACTGTATATGATACCAGCATCTGCAACACTAGGACCTTTATAACCTGTAATTGCATAATCATTTACAGCAAAAGTATCTCTATAAACATCAAATCTACCTTCGATACTACCAACTTTTGCAAGACCTGGACCTAGATCCATGGCTGAAGCGTTAATTGGACTGATTAAGAAATTACCTACTGAATCGAGAGCTGTTACAACATTTGGAGAAGCGATAATAAAATTACCAGGTCCTCTTCTTGTTGCTGTAGCGATGCTGTTAGCATCTTGCACGATTCTTGTATATAGATTTCTGAACTTTTCTGCTTCCCATTGACCATCTAGGTTGTCAACAACAATACTCCTGAGATTGTTATTACCGGCTGTGCAAAGTGCATGCATATTATTGATTATTTCTCTATCGGTTTCAGCTGATATTTCATACTGAAGCATTGATATAAGTTCACGCTCAATATCCACACCATGCATAGCTTTCAAGTCTTGTGCTGACTCTAGTGACCATTGTGTTTTCATTTTTCTTGTTTTGGCTGTAACGGTTGTTTGTTCGATTGCCAAACCAGCATCGACCATATCATCATTACCTGTAGTTCCCAAAACTTCACCATCTGCTGTAGCCATACCACCAGCACCACTTGCTGGGAGTGCGTCTGCGTCACCACTATAACCTTGATGAACTGTGTTGTAACCCATTTCATCACCGGATGTAGCGCCACCAGTTGTTGTTGTTTTATACTTAAACCTTAAAGCGTATGCAAGGCCAACTGGACCTGCCATTGGTTGAACTGCAACCAAATCATTTGCTATAAGTGTTGGGAATATTCTTCTTACAAGAGGCATAACAATTTTTCTATAAGTAGCAATATCACCAGTTACTGTATTTGCAGCATCTTCGTTCATTAATTGGTTGTATTGATTCTCAAGAAGAACCGCTGTCATTCTTTGGGTATCTTCATTGCTTATCTCTGACAATTTGAAACCTTTCTTGTCCCATTTTTCAACAAGTACATCTTGTTCTGCTTTATTTTGTCCTACTAAATCCATTGTTTGAATTAATCTCCTTATCTATTTTATTTAATTTAGAGGTATTGGGTTCCTAATATTGCCGTGTTACCCTTCTCCACTTCTTTCTCTTTCTTTTCCTGCAAAACTTTAAGTCTTGCTGAAGTTGAATCACCTTTTTTATCTTCCTTCCTTTTACCGGATTCTTTTGATTCACCAATCACTAAATCCCTTACGTTATCAAATTTTTCTTTGATTTCATCATATGTTGCGTTTTTAAAGATTTTCATTACTTTTGTTGCTTGTTCTGGTAATAATCCAGCACAACGCTCTTTCAAAAGATATTTTCCTAGAAGTTTTTCTGCTACTTCTTCTAATTCATATCTTTTCTTTGTTGCTTTGTTAACTTGACTTTGAAGTTCGTTGATTTCTTTTTTAGCTTTCTTCAACAAATCATGTCCCTTTGAATCAACTTTGATACCATTTTTAGCGAATGACTCTTTAATTGATTCTACAAGAGGTTCAAGAACCTCAACTTTTGCAACAGATTCTATAAGTGTTTGTGGTACCATCTCGGAAAGTTCTGCTTCTAAGAACCTTGACATTTTTTCAATCATTTTGGTTTCAAAACCGTCAAGATGCTCTTTTATTTCGTCCGCCTTCCCTGTTCTCAAGGATTTAATAGCTTCCTTTGCTTCCTTAAGTACTGACTTTAGCTTATTTATCTCCACATCCTTTTCTTGTTGTGCAGCATAAAAAGCGTCGGAGATGCCTTTTTTAGCTTCTTCGGAAAGCTCAACTTTGTTATCTTCTAATAGTTTGAATAAACCGTTTACCACTGTAGTTCCTCCTTTCATATTGTATCCTATTTTAAATATTTATACAATGTTGGAATTTAACAATAATTGTTAATATTCTTTATTATATTTCTTACCCTACTTTAAATACCACCCTATGTAGATCTAAATCATCCATTCTCTTATTATAATTTTATTTTGTTGGTAACAAATTAATTTTTTCTTCTAATACTTTTGTTGCTTCTATGAAGTCTGCATATTCTGCAGATTCAATACCACCAGCACTCCTCTCGTAATACTTTTGTAAAACTTCTTGAAGTGTTGATAATTTACCTGTTACTTCCCTAACTAAAACTTTTGCTTCAAATGGAATTCCTTCTACAATAAGTTCTTCCTCGCCTAATGTACTTTCAACTGTAAACACATCACTAGGAACATCATAATCTACTTTAATACCACGACTTTTCATTACATTGATATAATCATTCCAGGCATCTTCGGATAAATTATCCAATGTGTTATAAATATCTGTTCCACTTTGGAAGGATTGTTTACCAAGAACATTTTTAAAATTAATGTTTTCTTGAATTGGCTTCTTTGAGCATTCAACTTCGGCGTCAAAATCTAAGCCTTCGCCAAATAAATCTCCCATATTCTTCATTAGTTGTTTGCTCATTATTTCTAATTTCCTCCTTTTAATGTATTAATAAAATCATTTATAGCGGCAACAACTTGCTCTTCCCTAATTTCTTTCTTAACTGACATTACTTCCACTGCCTTTTTCATTTCTTCAAGGGGTTTTTCAACAATTAATCCACTTTCTTGAATTATAAATTCTTTATTTTCGAAAATTGATTGCATATAGGCATCATGTGCTGATGGTTCACTAACTAAGTCAACTGTGATTAAATTATAATCTTCACCAACCTCACCATCATCTGCAACTTGTCCAAGACCTCTTGTTGATACACCCAAAGAATATCCATCTTTCAAAAGTGCCTTTGCTATTGCGCCCATTGGTGTATTTGCGATTTGTGCCTTTCCAAGCCATACATTACCTTCTTGTTGAAGGTCTCTAATATAATGTGAAATTCTTTCTAAGTTAACAATAGGAGAATCAGGATGATTTAACTCCCCTCCTGCCCCAGCCCTGTTGTGTTTGACCTTTTCTGACATAAATTTGTTAACTTCTCTTTCTATTACGTTCTCTTTATATATCCTCCCATTTTGATTTCTTTCTTCAGAAACAATAAATGGACCGTAGATATAATAATTTTTCTGCGTCTCCCCGAATTGGTCTTCCTCATTTAAAACAGAATATTTTAAATTTTTTGGGGAGATTGTTTCAGTTATAAGTTTTAAACCTTTATTCATATTCTTTTTGTCCTGTATAAAAGTTATTTTAATTGTTTTAAATATTTATATATTTTCTATTTCTCATAATTTAATATTTATATTATATCTAATAGTTTATCTAATCTGTTCTAGTTCTTCTTATTGAACCCGTTATTGCCAATGCTTCATAACCTTTTTCAATTAATTCAGACGGAACCCAACTGGTATGTGTATCACTAAGTTCGAATGTTTTAACACCCAAATAGATTCCCACCCGTCCTATTGCTATTGATATATAAGGTCCTATCATTGGAAACTTAATTATGCACAAATAATTACCACCTGTCCATGGATTATATTTTGGTTCACCTTTCCAAAATCCTATCTTCCAAAATTTAGGTATTGGTTGATAACACAATCCTAATTTTAAAACAAACATTATTCCAAATCCGGGTTTTCCTTTACCTGTTCCATACTTCCCTAACTTAGGTCCGTATTTGTGGTCTGCATCCCACCATAAAGCTCCTTCATCAGTACACAGAGTTAAAGATATACCTCTTACTTTATAATATATAAATGTTTTAAGTCTGTCTAAAACTTTCATATTTTATATTTTTATTCTCCTGTTTCAGGTTCTTTTGTTGTTTTTTGATGTGCAACTGGAAACATTTCTATCTTTGCAGCATCAATTTTGTTTCTAATTTTACCGTTAACAATTGTTTTTAACTTTTCTCCGGCACCTTTGAAATCATCATTCTCGATATTTTTGTATACATCTTTTACTAAATCCTTTACTTTTATTTTTGACATTATTCTTTTCTCCTTCTTATTTATTTATTACTTCTTTTTATGCCCGTCTACTAGAACTCCTCTATGTGTTGGTGATATTACTCCTGGTGTATTTATTGTTTCAACATCACCAACCGCTTCCTCCTCAGCCTCGCCACCCTCGCCACCCTCGCCACCTGTTGGTACCTCACCACCAAATTCATCTTCTTCTTCTTCACCAACACCTTCTATTTTCTGTTGTTTTATTTGTTCTTTCATATCAGCAATTTCAGTATCATTGAACTGCATGATATTTTTATATAACCAATTTAATGAGAATATTTCTGTCTTCTCATAACCATCCGATAACTCATTAAATATTTCTGTTCTTGCTCTTATTATATCAAGATGTCGTAATTCTTTCCATTCATTATTTTCATTGAAAATAATAGATATTTTTTCTTTATCTAGGTCATATTGGTCCCAAATACCTTTAAGTTTTAAATGTGTCTCAAAAATTTGGAATATAAAATCACCAAATCTTTTTCTTATACTTGTTACATATTTAGCAAATTTAATTTCATCATTTGTTATTTCACCTAAGGTTCCTGTTGTACCTCCACCACCTTCTTCTCCTATATTGGAAAGGCTTGCTGTTGCACCCGTTGCACGTGAAAGTGGTACCTTCAATGCTTTATATAATTTCTTTAAGAAATAAAGTAAATCTAAAATCTCATTAAGATTAGCTGCTCCTGGTAAGGTTTCAACTCTACTTCCCGGACCGTCTGGTCTTACTGGAAAATAAAAATCTTCGGTCATATGAAGAAAATCTTTACCTACATCAACCTCACCAGTTGTAGGATTATATACTCGTCTGTTTTTATACTTCTTGATAAGATTTTTAATGTGAGCATCAGCTTTAGTTTTAGGCAATTTACCTACGTCAATGTAGAATACCCTTCTTTCTGGAGCTCTTGTTATTCTATAAATAAGGACGGAATCTTCCATCCACTTAAGTTGTCTATATGGAATTTTTGCTCTTTCTAGATATGAATATGTTAAACCAGCATCAATATTAATTATACCAGAATTAACATATGCAATCTGGTTAGTATCAAATTCTATACTGTTATCTGTTATATTTCTATCTTTGTGTTTTAATTGAATATTTGTTCCTTCTAAATCTTGAATAAATATTTCTGGGTTAGAATTATCGTCATACTTTACTTTCATTGTAGAGGCAGGAAGTAATTTAATAGCTTGGATGCCTTCTTTTATTTTATCTCTATCAATAACCTTCTCACCGAACAATTCACCTTCAATATAAAATTTCCTAAACAAATCTTCCGCAGTATTGTTAAAATCTAAAACTGTATTTACAATATGATTAAATTCTTTTGTTAAATTTTTTACTTTGTTGTCATTATCAGAAATTTCTTGGTCTAATATATTTAATGACATATATTGATTATCTTCGTCTGCTACAATTGCCTCAGTAACAATCTCGTCGATAGCATCAGCAATCTCAGGAAAATGACTCATTTCTCTATATTCGTCTATGAGTTGTTTTTTACTCCCCGAAGGTTTATGTATTTGTGATTGTATTCCGTTAAACGCTGAAGATTGTGATTCTGAAACACCCTGGGAATCATCACTAACCTTTTGTGCTTCTTCTGATTTTAACGCATTAAATACTTTTGCTAGGAAATTTTTTGCCACGTTTTACCCCATTTCTTAAAATTTATACCATAAATTGTCTATATTTTATATATTTATAATAAATTATTGTTTTCTTCCACATATCCAACCTTGAGATAAGTAGGATTGAAGTTCAGATGGTTTGATTTTAGCCGTTTTATTAAATTTGGAACAGAATATCCAAATAAGTCCTGTAGCAGATTTATTTCCTTTAGATTTTCTGCCCATTTTAACTTTTGTCTCTTCTGTGTGTTTTCTACCTAGTTGCCCTTTTCTCATGTTATTTCTAGTTTCATTACTAATTATTTTTCCTTTAGCAGACTCACTCATACGTTTCCTAGTTTCCTTAGAAAAAGGTGCTCTACCTCTTATCCAACCTTGATTTAAATAAGATTGTAATTCATTTAAATTAACTCTTTTGGTTTGTTTTATTTTTATATTATAAATATAAATTCTTCTCTTTCTGTCTTTACGTAAACGTTTCTTAGTTTCTTCACTTATATTTTTTGGTTTCCTCATACTTTCTTTTGTTTCTTCAGAATGTTTCTTACCATACATATGATGATTTTCGCCTAACATTTTTCCTTTCATGGCGTTACTTTGTTTTTGTCTTCTTTTCGTTGCCCACTGTAAATCATTTTTCCAAAGCCAATTTATTTTTTCTTGTGCTTCTTTTGGAAATGTACCGCCACCCAATGCTATATTATACGTATTTTTTCTTGCTACAAAGGCTTCATCTACCACATATCTTTCTGCAGCTAAGGCATCCTCTTTATTATCAAAAATAAATAAAACTTCTTTTTCAAAATTTTCTATACCTTCGTTAATGATAGCCGGTTTTAACTTAGAACCTGAACCCATGTAGGTATCATTAAAGTCAAGGGTTGAATGATAACCAATATAAATCATACCATTAATATGGTTAGTTATTTGATAGATAATATGGTAGTTCATATAAATATTTATATAATGAAAAAGAAAAAATATATTCAGGGTACATTTAAACCAAAATTTCCGGATAAATGGATTAATATTAAGAAAGGGATTCCAATAGTTTATAGGAGCTCCTGGGAAAAAAAAAATGTGCATCTTCTTAGATAGGAACCCATCCGTTATTTCTTGCGGGTCAGAAACTATGATTATTCCATATGCTCACCCTACTAAGAAGAAAATATGTAGATATTTACCTGATTTTTATGTGAAAATAAAGGAAAGGTCTGGGAGAGTCGTACAATACATAATAGAAGTGAAGCCGCAAAAAGAAGCAAATAAGCCTAATAATAGTAAAAGGAAAAAACCAGCAACTCGATTATACGAGAAGCTGACCTATGTCCAGAATGTTGCTAAATGGCAGTCAGCACAAGATTTTGCTAAAAGGAATGGTATGGTCTTTAAGGTTATTACTGAAAATGAATTACGACTTTAATGTTTCTGTTTTCTTTTTATCCCGAACTTTTCCATCAGTTCAACATAATTTCCTATAATTTGCATGTAGTCATCTTTGAATACTCTTGCTAAAATATCAAGACCATTTGCCCTGGCAGTATCCCTAACACCTCTCACATCCCACATATTGACTGAACCGTGAAACCTAACTGCTTCATATTGTTCCATCAACTCTTTTGTTATTGACATGACATACCTCCTAAATAGTTTTACTAAACTATGACTTACAAGAACATATGTTCGTTGCCGTTATTGAATGACCCAATGTACCAATAACAATTTTGTTATGCACCATGCACGTATGCCACACGTGACCGTTAGTACACTTACTATCATTCCTAGGACACCCACACATTATTTCTGCTTCTTCTTGGCACACAGGGCAAGGATTTTCAATAAACTCACCATTCTTATTTTTAATCTGTGACATAATACCTCCTATTTTTCTTTTATTTTATTCCATCGAATCCACGCTCTACCACTAACAATTGCAAATGCTATATTGGTTACTACAATGGGCCACGCTACTATTGATATAGCATACACTATCCATAAGAATGATGATATAAATGTTATGAGAAATCCTATTCTGCGTTTCTCACCTACCATATACATACCCATTAAGGTACAAAATGCTGCCATCCAATCCATGTCTCCCCTCCTAAAAATATAATATTATTAACAATGCAACAAATAAACACAACCCAATAAAATCAGTAGTAATAGAAAAAAATCCTCTTTTTTCTTCTTCCTTCTTAAATTTATATATATAATGTCTTATGGTATCCAAACTTATTAAACCCACAAAAGAAAATCCGATATATTTTATTATTAATACGGGAGAGAAACACCACACACCAATATAATATAAAACTATAAAAGACCAGAATATTAATATAACAACCACACCCATCCACTTATTTATCTGTTCAACACCAAGAAACTTTGAGAAGAGCTTAACCTTTTCTACAAAGAAGAGCTTTATTAATCCCATAATTATACCTACCACAATAACAAATAATTCTAACATTTTATTACCTCCTTTAACTCCTTCAGAAATATATTTTTCTGTTTTATTTTACTGTTAATAATACTATCATATTCCTTCATCTTCTGTTGATTCTT